ACCGTAAACGGCGCGGGTGAAACAGAACAAAAATACACAGAGCAAGAAAACGCGGTTCATTAGGCTACTCCAAAATTAAATAGGTTGCTGATCGCGGCTTTGTCCACGTTCGGTTTACCGAGCCCGGTGTAAGTGTCCTTACCCGGAGCCTCAACATCAAACGGAGACTTGGCCGATAAGTATTCGATTAACCCATCGTGGGTTCGCAAAGCAGGATCTCTCACCGAGGAGAGAATAAGAATGATGCACCCACTGGCATTGGGAGACGCCATCGACGTACCGCTCATCTCGACGAAAGAGTTATTTTTGCCGAAAGAGACAATGCCTACCCCCGGAGTGGCGACATCGACGTATTCGTTATACGTCGAGAAACTAGCCCGCTTGTCACGCTTATCCAGCGCGGCTACGCCAATAGAGTAGATGCCGGGAGCTTCGTAGCTTTTGTTGCCGCTGTTGCCCATAGCAGCCACCGGGATAATGCCAGCTTCCCAAAGGGCGTCGATTGCCTTTTTATCGGAAGGATCTGCCGGTCCGCCGAGCGACAAGTTGAGGACGCAGGTGTGAAACTTGGCTCTCATTTCTGCGTTGCGGTTTTTCCACCACTCGGCGAGCCAGTAGTACCCCTTTGCAATTTTGTCTGAGGTGTTACCGCCGTTGTCGCCAAGTAGCTTAAGCGCGCCATAACCAGCGTTGTAGGCGATGCCCACATAACCCCAGTCATTGCGCTGCGCGATTACGGTGCCTGCGACATGCGCCCCATGCCCGTGAAAATCGATAACTGACGACGCTGAAGTAAAGTTTTCAGCGAAGATTGGGTCTTTGCTGTCTTTGTGCGAGGATACGGGACAAGCCCCGGTGTCCCCGACAACATAAAGAACTCCCTCTCCTGCTCCCGTCTTGTCCCAGATTTCGGGAGTGATTTTCAACGACTCCAATCCCCAATCTTTATTTTCGGCGAGAGCCTGAACATCGAGGGGGCGGGAGATGTAAACTGGATCAATCAGATGAGGCATTTTTGGTCCTTACTTCAAACCTTGTTCGATCTTCGTGAGCCATCCGGGAACGTCCATAGACTCGCCTTTTTGGTTGAACTCCTCGGTCAGTTTTTGCTGAACGATGAGCCAAATAGGACGCCACGCGGCGCTTTGTTCCGGAGTACAGGAATTTTGATTGGCGGTATTCAACGCGATAGACATCGCGATGAGGGACTCCTGAAACGAAGCCCTCTTATACGCTCCGGAATTCCATTGGGTCCGAGCGTTGGCTACATTAGAAGCCAGGAGAGCACGGACGCTCTTTGCAGAATCCGGGAGATTTGCTACCGCTTTTTGCAGATCCGCTACAAACCCGTCAGTATTCGGGGGATCTGTCGGAGGATCTGTCGGGGGGTCCGTCGGAGGGTCTGTCGGCGTATCCCCAACCGTAAAGTAGTCAAACACTGGGAACCCTTGTTCGTCTGCGGTTTGAACTTCGTATTCACCCTTCGAAATACCAATCAGGAGGAAACAATCCTCATTGAAGGGGTCTCGCAATACAGTCGATCTGCCGGAAGCCGACAGTTTGCGGACGATGATCCACTTCAACTTCGAATTGCCGGTATCAATCACCGCAGCGGGGATCGACTTCGCATCCTTGTCGGTAACCAAGTAATTTTTACCGTTGGTGCTGAGGATGTCTCCGGCAGCTTCGATAACAGTTACCGTCTTTACGTCAACATCCAAAACGGTCTGGCCGAACGCGAAGTTCGAGCAGACCATCGCGATCAATAAAATCAAGGATCTCATTTCTTCTCCGAGATTCGATAAATGGGTTTCGAGGGGATCACCAAGATGTACTCAAGCGCGGGGAATCGCTTGCTGAAATAGGCGACCAGACCGTAAATCGCCGCACCGAGTACAACTTGGATTCCCTGAACAACTGCCGCCGACTCTTCGGGGGTAAACGACCAGCCAAATAGCGAGACCAGTCGGAGGGCCAACCATGCCCAGACAAAAGAAGCCGTAGTCCGTACCAGCCGCGTTAAAAAGATGTTCGTTTCTTCCGACATTAGCCGAGCCTTTCAATGAGATCCAGAATGAGCGGCCAAATCATAACGAGGAACTTGCCGATGGCTTCCCAGTCAATAGCCGAGGCATCGACGCCTTGCTCCAATGCGATCTGCTCGCGGACAACTTCTTCGAGACGGCCGAGAACTTTCGGATTCAGACTCGCAGCGCGAATCCGCATCAATTCGAACCGGCTCAACTTGTTTTCTTTGAACGACTTTTCAGCCGCCTTAATCAACTCACGACGAAACATAGTAACCTCTTAGGTATGGGGACCATCTAACCAAGCGTCAATTTCGGTGTTTGCTCCCGCATTGAGAACTTCAAGTTTGATCTTTCCTGAAAGTTCAAAAGTCGCAACTCCCTTGTGGGCAAATTGCGGCTCTCCCAAAAACATATAGTTGTCGGTATTTGCCGGAGTAGCATGTACCCGGACGGTCGCTCTATCGAACGTCCCTCGCACATGCAGAGTGTATTTTCCATTAACGGTGACTGCGGAACTAAATCCGTCGGAAGTCTGAGCCGTCAGAAGATGTTGTGATGCCATTTCATGCCCTTACAAGAAAAAACCCGCCCGTACCTTTAATACGGACGGGTTTTCAATTCACGGTTTTGTCAGCTTACGCACACGGGCTAGTCGTGTGAGTTTGAGCGTTGCAAGGACCGCTGCAACCAGCGTAAGGCTCGCCGCACGGATCGAGGTTTTTGACCACCACGACCATATCCGGATTTTCGAACGCCCAGTCCGATTTCCAGTACATGGTAGCTTGGTAGTCATCGCAACGAATCCGGCGTTCCCACTCCAACGACATTTGCCGTTGAATGAAGTGGATCATGTTCTGCATCGGAGTATACAGCAGAACGGTGCCTTCGCCGCCAGCGGTTCCGAAGGGCAGGTTTTCCGGCCACAGCGGAACTTCGAACAGGCTCACACCCCACAGCGGACCAGCGGTGCCGCTCGAAATCGCAGCGTCACCGGCAACCGTATCGCGCAGCGAACGGTTGTATACCCACCAGTCGGCGACTTGAGGGCCGACGACGTAGCGGTATTCGTTACGCCGAGCGCGATAGCGGACCGGAACCCGACGCCGCATTTCCATAAACAATTGAGGGCTGGGACCAGCGCCGGCAGCGTCAATCACTTGACAATCCGGAACGCAGGCGCAAGCCATCGCGATAAAGCCGTCGTTCACGCCCATAAGGTTGTTGTAGGCGGACTGGTTATCGCCGACGGGCAGAGTCGAATCCGACTCAATCGCGGCCATTTCCATGTCGTTGCCGACTTGCTTACGGATCATGTTGATAGCTTCGTCGCGCACGCGATCTCCCAGGATATTGCAATCCAGGAAATCTTGCGAAATCGAAGTAGCCGAGCGGTACTTCACCAAGTTATAGGTGATGTACGAGTCGGAGAAAGTACGTTCGGTCGGGCAAGAAGTAGCGCAGGCACCTTCGGAGATGATCTCCCCGATATCCAAGCGGCCAATTTCACCCTTACAGTCGTTGGTCCGAACAACCCGGATGTTCTTCAAGAGAACCGAATTATCAACCACAAGGTCAATAAAACGGTCGGCCTGAGCCCGAGTCAGCATGTTAGGAGCCGTCGCTTCGTCAATGGCTGCGCTAGCGCAGGATTTGGCGCGAAGCCGCTCCAAGTCGATTTTCAAAGACATTAGTTACCCCACGAAAGGCAAGACACTGGCGAACAGTTCGCCAACAGACGTTTCATTCTTCTTATCTTGCATCTTCGTGGCCGATTTGACGGACTCCGCTCGCGGAGTTTGAACCGGAACCAGTTTGTTGAAGGCATCGACAAGCTTTTCGAGACTCTTTTGATTCTCGATAGTAACTTGCTCGATTTGCGACTTCAAACTTTCGATTTCGTCCTGAGCGGTTTGCTCCGGAGCTTTTTCTTCGGGCTTGCGGAGAGCCGCAACAGCGTCCCGCAATTCCTGCAATTGCTGCTTGAGAGCCGCAACTTCGGGATTTTCAGCGGGGGTTTCGACAGGAGCTTCAACAGCCACCGGAGCGGTCGTGGAGGTTCCAACGGTATCAACGGAAGTTCCGTTGGTGACAGTCAGAACCGGATCGTTGGCGACAAACTCCAAGCTGTAGACTTCGAGGGTCGTGCCGTCTTCCAAGCCTGCGCTCTTTTGCAGAGTCGCCTTGGACTGCGGAAATTGGGTCAAAAAGTTTTCATCGAGAAGATACAACTTTTGGACCGTTTTTGCCTCAGGGGTTGCCGAATCAGGCATCTTTGAGTCCCTTTTTACGGGGTGGGTCTTAACGTGGCCGACCAATTCAGCCACACTAGAAGTCATATCTTCATCCTTGACGGGGGCGGCGATTACCGACACACCACCCATCGGAATTGCAAACGACTTCTCAACTTCAAAAAGAGAGGGTCGCTGCAAGACCGCAAAATAATCATCGTCGGTTTCGGTAATCTCCCGAGGTTCGATCTCATGGAGTTTGAGATACTTCGAAACCAACTCCGCGTCAGCGAATCGAGATTTCTCAAAACGCATTTTGAACACGCGGACATTTTCGCGATCAATCGACTGCCAAGATCCCTTGTCAGTCTTAGATTTCCCAACCATGAACGTAGCCTGAGAAACGGCTGGGATATTGACCAAAGAAATTTCAAACAGATCAATCCGTTTGAGACGGGTAACGCCGCCGTCTTTTACCGACAGCGATAACCCCCGCCAAGAAAGACCGCCGAGTTCACCCCGAAGAACTTTTTCAATGCTCTTGGGGTTAGTTACTTCGGCGGTGATAAAAAGCCCTCGATCACCGATTTTCAGATTCGGCACTTTGGCTTTGGGAAGGACGTTCACCGGCTCATGGGTTTTCAAATGCTTGATTGCCCAATCGAACTCGCCAGATTCCTCGGCGATATAGGCCGGGACAGCCGAAGTAACTCGGCCTGCGGAGCGCTCGTTGCCGAACTCATCCTTGAGAAACTTATGATTCTCCAGGAGAGTAGGAGAATTCATAAAAGTTTCGATGTCAAATTCGAGGGGGCTAGTGATTTCCCCGTCTCGGTCAACCATCTCGACGGACGCAAAGCCCTTGACTGGAACTGCGGTGATGGTGTCTCCATCGTGAACCGAGTCCAGCAATTGCATTTCCGAAGTGAGATCGAGTAGCTGTAAAGGCATAGCAACCCCGCGAAAAAGTCCCATACTCTTATTATACCAGAATTTCTAAGAAAATGAAACTTTTTTCAAATTAACCTATTGCCCGCGAAGTCAAATGCGCTACGCGGAGGTGTTCTGGTCTGTTCCTTGATCTGTTTGAGAGCCTGTTTGGTCGCTAGACGGGGTATTTCCGGTCGTATTTTGAGGAGAATCCGAAAGAGACGCCGAAGACGCCATTTCAGGCAAATCTTCCAATTTGAAGAAAGATCCTTCCCGAACTCGGATAAAAGCCACGTCCCCGCCTGGGAGCGGCGGACCCAAATTGGCTTGTCGGCGGACTTCGTTAATAGTCATGGCCCCCCGGTCTGAATATCCGGTAAGAACCGTCATTTCATTAAGACGGTCGCGGATATCGAGGGGGTCGAACTTCAATTTGGCGAAAATTACGCCCAATCCCTGCGAAAACAGGTAGTTGAGCTTCTCCGCCCAGTATTCTTGCAGGGGAGTCACAACCCGGTCTTTGTAGATTTCGGCCTGCGAGAGTCCTTTACCAGATCCCAACTCGGAGGCATTAACAATCCCCAAAATCGCGGGGGAGACGCCATGGGCGGTCATAATCTGTTGGGCGTTGGACTCTCTGGTTTTCAGAAAGTCTGCCTCTTTGTTCTGAACGTCGAGGGCTTTGAATTCGACTTCGATATTCCGCCCGGCCTGAGCGCCTAATGCCATTATGAGCGTTTTGTGGTTAGCTCCCTTGACATGGCTCTGAAAATATTCAGAAACCATCTTCATAAAGTCGTCATCGACTTTCGCGCCCTTAATGATTACCGCGTACCGGGGAATCGTGTTGTGCTCCCAAAACTGGTGCTGGTAATCCTTAATGTAGGAGTTGGCAATGATTGCCCCGACCGCCGAAATCGAATCGGAATATCCGTAATACACCGTGTTGGAATGGTGACGGGGGAAATACAAAATTTCATTGGCGGCTTTGCTGATATCCTCAGTTGGTTCCCCAGTATCTCGGTCTACAAAATTAGCAACCTTCTGAGAAGGCTTATGTTTTTTGGGGTCGTAGGGGACGAGGACTTTTTCTCCGGGGACAAACGGATTGTCCTCCTCTACTTTGTATTTGTCCCCAAAAACTTGATAGAACGTGTACTCGTTGCTATCTTGGCAGCGGATCTCGATAAATCCTCGCCACGCATCGAGAACGCGGATTCTAGTTGCCGGGATATGCTCGATTCGAACAATATCGCCGCCGAAGTTTCGGATGATCTCTAATCCGGCCCATCCGATAGCTTCGTGATCCATACATGCACGCCTAAGTAC